AGAAGCTCCATCGATGACTCATTGTGATGAGTGTGGATGGACTTCAAACCTACTATCTTGATGTTGGTCCCTTTGTATCTGTTATTGATCAAGCTCTAAAACTCATAATTCCTTGGAGCCACCTAAGATCTAAAGGAAGACACGTCGTCTTCCTGATGTGGTCGTATCCTTTTATAAGGAGGTAGACTATGTTGCTTATGCAACAGCATCAGGATGGACTAATGCGTCGCCTTTCTGTGATTGGCATCCCACGACACATCATAAAGCCCTTTGTGGACTCTATGGTGAAGTGGGAGAATTGTTCTGGGGTAGAATGGACCATCAAGAGACTTAAGTCTCTGAAGGTGGATCTCATTCGTGCCAAGAATGGTCAAACTCCTCTTACCTGGGTTCGAAAGAACGCAAAGGGAGAGTTGTTTGGTTATCTTGGTTCCCTTTTTCGGTGGGCTTTGGTTTCTGATATGAATTTCAGTAGATCTGTGCAAGCCTTTATGGCTTATACATACTACATCCTACCGAGCTTAACTGAAGCTCAGAAGGAGAAATTCCTATCCGCCATTAATCCATCGAAAGGTGATGGTCTTTCTGGTTCATTTCGTTGTGAATTTAGAAAGACAGTCACAAGAACAATTCGCAGGAGGCCGATTGAGGTAACTCATCGACCTCTGGTGACTTATCAGGGTTCACCTGATAAGAAAGCTCCGAGGTTCTTTGGTAGAAAATCTATTCCTCAAAGTGAGGGAATTCTCAACGATGTTGAGATTTTCAACACTACTGAGGGATTGAGGCTCTACCAAGATTTTAAGAGGCTGTATAGCCCCTTATTATCTGGTCTCAAAGCCCGGCGTTCATATCTAGACTATATAGCCTGTAACGGCTCTAGAACTCTAGAATATGATCCTCCAGGAGGTGAAATTCACTTCCTTCAGGAACCGGGAGGTAAATTGAGATCAATTGCCTCGCCTTTCCGAATCCATCAAGAGGCTCTTCGCCCTTTGGGTGAAGAGATCTATCGATTGGTTCGGTCACTCCCTTGGGATTGTACCTTTGATCAGTCAAAGGCAATCCTCCCCATTCAGTCACGCCTGTCATCAGGCGGTCAGGTCCATTCTGTTGATCTGTCAAATGCAACAGACCACTTTCCCCTTTCTCTACAAGAGGATGCTCTTCGGAGTATCTTCTTTGAAGAGGATTGGGACCACATAGATCTTTTTGTCAAGATCTCTCGTGGAAAGTGGAAGTCGCAAATTGGCGATCTTCAATGGACGAAAGGCCAACCTCTTGGATTGTATCCAAGTTTTGGTTCTTTCACCCTGACTCATGGTTTGCTCCTACTCCATTTAGCTGGTGATTATCATCATCAGTTTTATGTTGTTGGAGACGATGTAGTCATTTTGGATGACAAACTCCACAATGATTACATTGCCATGCTTGACCAAATGGGTTGTCCTTGGTCTACTGATAAATCATTGTCTTCTAACAAACTTTCTGAGTTTGCAGGGAAGATAATCACATCAACTATGGTATTACCACAGTTGAAGTGGAGGAGGATGTCTGATGACAACTTCCTGGATATCTGTAGACTTTTGGGCAGCAAGAGCCGCAGCCTCCTCACACGGAGGCAAAAGAGTGTCTTTGACCAAGTTGCTCACTTATGTGATCCAATTGGTCTAAACTTTTCTCTTCCAGGTGATAACCTGGAGAAGATGGTTATGAGGACACTTGCTTTTTACCGACCGTTAGAGGTGATCTTAGGATCCCTTATGGGCCTAAGAAAGAAGATAAACCATCTGGTTTATACTTCTGCAGAAAGTCTCGATTCTGATGAATTGAGACAACTTTCTGACACCTTTGACGAAAAGGTGAAGGCAGTAATGATGCAAAGTGTTTTTACCAATTGGCAAGTGGCTGTTGCCATTGGTATAGATGCTTTTGCATCAATACCCGAGGCTCTTGGACTTCAGCCAAGATTACCTCTTCGGGAGTATTCACCCTCACGGGTAAGTACCCTGGATAGGTATGAAAGGCTCCTATCACAGAAACCTTGCATTTAAC